TCTCCAAAAGGACCTCCTTGGGGTACAAACGCCTCGACATGCGAATGTTTCTCTCCGACTAACATTTCTAACTCTTCCTCACCAATCGGGGCTGGGGAAGCAAAAATTTGAGAGGATCTACCCGGCAAACCAAACTCTATATCATGTCCTCCACTAATGTACGCCAAAATCGTAACACTAGAAGGAACGGAACCACTAGAATTGGTCAACGGATTTATCACGTTTACAAATATTCTACCAGTAGACATATCTGTAGCTGCAACGAGCTGCCCAAAGGACGCAAAATAAATTTGCGTCCAAGGAGTTCTCGCTACATACGGAACCTCAAATTCTATACTAGAACTTTGAGTAACATCCCAAATAAATCTTTGCGACAATGCATCCTGAGCACTTGTCGCGGGAACACTAGAGGCAAATCCCATTTGCCAAACAACTTCCAGTGCTCCAGTATGAAAAGCCGTCTTAACAACAGACAACCTATACTTAATCGACCCCCTCCACAACCTGAACATACCAGCTACAAAAGCCAGCGGCGTGGGGGATTGAGTAAATGTAGCTGCCACAACAGCGGGGCCAACAACACCAGGCATAACGTTCCAATTTCCGATCGTTAAACCTGATATATCAGCACCACTCCAAGGTATCTTTCCAAACAAACCCATCCGAGAAGCATACTCGGATATAATCATCTCATCTGCTTTATTACCGAAAACAGTACGGGGAACAACAGTCTTTTGATTCTGTACAACAGCCATCCTTACACTAGGCGTGTTGCACATCATCTGTGCCTGGTTCCAAACAGGCACACTCATCTTTCCAGTGAAATGAGTACTTGGGGGCGGAACTGAAGCTCCAAAACAAACTGCAGAAGCAGCCCCCAAAGCATCACCTCCTTTCTCAACAAAATCACCAGCAGGACCTAAAATACTCTCCTCAATCGTTTCAATACAACCACCTACAGTTTCAACACTTGCAGCAGCCTTATTCAACCAATCAGGAGTATTTTCAACTTTCCAATTCCACTTTCTTAACTCCATCTCCCCTTTATACCTAGCCGACAAACTAGATGCCTCGTTACCTCTCGTAACTTCCTTCTTCTTTCCTTGAGTCTTACTACCAGCACTCTCTTTGCCTTGAGGGGCCAAAACAAACGACGTATAACCTGCACCATGCAATTGGACATCTTCCAACCACATATACAAAACCAGCGGAACACTGATTGAGGGCGCAGTCATCGTCCAAATTGAAATAGTCCCAAAATCAAACCTAGGGGTATAAGTAGAAATCAAACTAGGTGAAACAAAACTTTCCACCAAACTCCAATTCCCAGGCAAAACAGTCTCAAACTTTACAACTCCAGAAGAAGCTGCTGCCAAATCAATCTCAGTACACGGATCACCCGTCGCTTGATAAAGATTAGTGGGAGCCAAACCTCCCGGCCTAAACGTCATCAACAACCGTCCTGTAACAAACGGTCCCGATGCTGAAATTAACTTAGCACAAACTCTACAACGCATAAAAATAGAATTTGCCAACTTCGCTTGAGCATTAAAGTTATTTCTAAAATAAGCACTTGGCGCACTCATCTGAATAAGCAAAACATCAGACACCACACCAGTATTCAAATTAGCAATAACAATTGGACGTGAAAACACATCATGAGCAGCGTAGTTCACCGGATCCATATGATCCTGGAGATAACGCTTATCAGTAACATCATTATCCACCTCCAAAGTCACTGTTTCTCCCAAAAACTCAGCGTCTCCAACATTACCTTCACCCTTGGGTTCATCCAACCCTTGAGCAATATACCTCTGCTTCCTATTATAATCAGGAAGCACGACTTTCATCTTCCCAGGCTGGTTCAAAAATTCATTTAAAACAACCTGAGCAATATCTACTTTATTCATACCAACTAATTCTTCAACACTATCAAACCCAAAATGCCTGACCTGACCTTCAAAAGCTACAACCCAATCAGACTGTCCGGTCCTCACATACCTAGCTAATTCATCCTGAAAAGAAGAAATAGCCTGAGGAACAACCTCTAAAGCTCGCCTTTCCTCGCAAAACATCATCATCTTGGACAACCTATCAATGTTCAACACTCCATCTGATTTAGTGAACCTACGACTAAGAAACTCATACTCTGATCTGGGCGTACTATAATCATACAACTTTTCCCACTTCAGATCTCCTTTCTTATCTGCAGACGTCAACTTAAATCCGCACTCAGCGGCACTTCGAATCAAAATATTAAGATCATATTTCTCTCCATCCTCAACCGTCAAAACTGAATCATCTCCAAGAAACACCATCATAACCTTCGCAAACACTTCCTCAAAAGGCAAATTCATCATCTTAGCCAAACCAAAAGTAAACACAATAATATCAATAACAATATTAATAACAGTAGTAATAGCACTACCGCTAGGGTGCCCAGCTTTAGGTTCAATAATAGTATCTCCAACCAACAACCTATGAAATATAATTCTCTTCAACAAAACAGCTCTTATATAATCATCGTTGCCATGAATTTCATCACCTACCCAAAAGCCTAAAGCAACAGACCTTATCACTTTCGCAACCAACGAAAAGAACATAGGTGACACACTCTGATCCATCCTCCAATAATCAGCGAAACAAGCTCTACCATTCTTAACTCCTCTCATCAAATCATGCAATTCTCTATAATTACTTGGATCCAAACCCAAAGCTGAATGAACCGCAATATTCTTCTTAAGAAAAGTTGCAAGAACACCCATAAAGAACCTCCTTTGCAAAAGAAACTCATGAACAGGAGCTCCGGCAAACAACCTACTCCCGCCGACGAACAAACCTTCATCATCAATAACCTTAGAAGCCAACCTCGCTTCCTCTTTTATACTCGCCGCACACGCAGCTTCAATCTCTCTTCCTGTCAAAATCCGACTAATCATCTCATCTAAAACTTGCAAAGCCCTCTCATTTGGTAAAGCCTGATCAGTCAATCCCAAAGCATCTAATTCATCCTTGCTCAAACACATAATATCCTTAGAAGAACCAATTTGCGTCCAAGGTGGACCACTAGCAGCACTCCTCTGAATACCAGGTAAGTAACCTGCTCCAGAATAAGTACCAAACCAATCTGGATTACAAATAATCGCAGACTCACACAACCTATTGGCAACAACTTCAGCACACTTAATCAACTCCAAAGGACACTTCAAGTGCCTCAAACCTAAAGCATGAATACTAGACAAACCATTCATCATAGGATCACACTCAACTTCACCATTCTTTATACTACGCAACATAGCAACTTTATAAACTGCTGCTCCTAAAACCGCAGGAGTACTCAAATTTCCTAATCTACCATCAGGAAACACATTGCTAGAACAATTACTCTTACTAGACTCAAAATTAAAAACCTCTCCTAACCCACCTTTAGGATTGTCAAGAGCAGGCAAAGCACTATGAATAACATGCTCCAAATTAAAATTAACTCTATCAAAAACTCTCATAACTCTCTTATTAGTAGTCTCATTCGCAGCAACATGAAAACCAAGAACAATGCCACCATTATCAGGCATTTTCTCTGCAATATTTATATAAATGCACCCACACATACCACGAACTCCCGACAAAGGAGTAGATCTGGTATCTATTTTAGCTATATTATACTTAACTCCACTAGCCTCATATTCCACATTAACATCAGTTGGACCGAAAGTTCCATCATAAACATGCAACTCACTCCCAACTCCACGAAAAACCTGCCTACACAAACCAGCAGCAGGACTCTTCCTACTCAACTTATTTAAATTAGTTCTAATACCATTCAACTTATACGCATCTAAAACTAACACACTACAATCACCTCCGAGATCATAAACAGTGTAGCCAACAATATGATCACCAGTTCTCTCAAGAGACACTGCAATCTTACCGTTTGCTAACGTAGCACCATCTCTCTCAATCATCTTAGCGATATGAGTTGGCAAAACCAAGGAACTGTCTGTAATTGCAAAAGCATTACCATTACAAACACCATTAACCAAAACACTAAATAAAC